TACGGTTGGCCGCCCAGCCGGACGCGTTGGCCCGAATCTGCGAGGACCCGGTGTTGCCAGTGGGCTTCCAGCCGATCACGCCGACGTTGTGGGTGCCGGTACTCACTGCGGTGAACGTGCCGTACAGGGTGATGGTGTTGTAGCCCGTGCCGTCCGGGTGCGTGCGCGGGCCCTTGTAGCCGGCGAGCGCGTCCGTGGCCACCAGGCCGGCACCCGATCGCCACACGATACCCAGCGCGTCCTGGTTGGACGCCGTCGCACAGGTCCAGTTGACGTCGGCGACGACCTCGTATTTGCCACCCGATACCGCCGAAAAGCTGGTGACCACATTGGACAGCACTTTGGTGCCGCTAGCCCACGCGCTCGGTGCGTCCGTTGTGATCAATCCCGAGTCGCCGACCATCGATCCGACAATCCCGGACGTGCCCGTCGGGATGGGGTACCAGCTGCCGTCACTGCGTTTGATTTCCAGCACATCAGTACTCGCGTTGTACCGGAAGTGACCCACCCGTCCGCCGTTGTCGACGTCACCTTCGAGGAGCACGCGCGGACCACCGACGAGGCTGGCCGCCCGGCGGATCGGAGTCAGGGTGATCACGCCGGTCGTCGACACCCGGGCACGGGCCAGCGGGATGCCGACACCACCGGCGCCGTCGGTGAACCCGGTGAGCACACCGAGTGCGTTGGGCGTCATCGGGTCCAGCGGCGACGCGGCCGGTGTGCCGGTGATGATCTCGATACGGCACGGCTGCCCGCCTGGCGGAGTGTCGCCGAGTGCGGCATCGTACATCCGCATGATCACCAGGTCGTTACGCGGGTTCGACGCCGGCGCCGGATCGCATGTCACCGTCACGACAGCGTCCAGGCAGCCCGGGTACGGACCTTGACCGGCACGGTGGGCGAGGCCCCATCCGGGCGCGACGTCCATGCTGAGCCCGACGACGTTGTACACGAGCAGATCGGACATCAGCGTGAGTCCGGTCGTGGCGACCACGCCGGATCGGGTGCCATTCAGAGGTGTGCCGTCGTTGTTCTCGAACAGCATTTGCATGAGCTGGCGGCCGAACTTGGCGTTATTCTTGGACTGTGCTGTCCAGACACCGGCGGCGTTTGCGTTGGTGGGCATAGGTTTCTCCTACAGGTACGCAGACCGCATGGTGACGGTTGCCTGGCCGATTCCGGAACCGCCGTACTGGAGCGAGCGGGTAGCACCGGGCGGTACGGTGACCCATTGGGCGGACGACAGCGCGGCGGAGCGATCGACACCGTTGACGGTGACGCTGCGGGTGAATGGGGACATGTCGATCACGAGCGTCTGGCCCGTGGAGATCTGGCCGTTGTAGGAGACCATGCGCCCGGTGACCGGGTCCGAAATGGACGGATTGATCACTGAGCCCGCGATCGACACGAGCGGGTAGGCGTCGGCCGTGCCCGCGTTGTTGGTCACCGACAGCAGTCCGGTGCTGGTGGACGTGCCCCAGTTCAGGCCACCGCCCGTCACCCAGTCCAGGCCACCGCCCGTCACCCAGTCCAGGCCGGAGGTCGACGGCGCCGATACGGCTGCGGACACGGTCTGCAGCACGCTGTCCAGGTACCGCGGGTCGGTCGCCTTCAGCGGGATCTGGTAGGTCAGCATGCACGCGCCGGACTCGACCCGAACCCGCATTGCGTCGGCGAGCTCGACGTTGATGAACCGGGACCCCTGGCGCATCTTCTTGGTGTAGGTGACCTGATCGCCGGTGATGAAAATGCTCTTGAGGTAGTCGCTCGCGACCTCCGCGGCGAACCCCGAGGCGCACTCCGCCCACCCGGTGATGGTGAGCCGCCTCTCATCCCAGAACGACCGGGCCCGGAACGAGCCGTGCCCGTACGGGCGTTTGCCGGAGCGCTGCTTCACCGGCGGTGTGGAGTACCCGTCCTCGATATCGACCACCCCCCACCGGTTCCCGAGGTCGTCCACCGCGTTCAGCAGCAGCGGGCCCAGCTGATGCGTGATGGTCGTGATCGCTGTGGGCATTACATCTTCACCGCCCAACGCAGTCGGTTCGTGAGCTTGGACAGGACCTCATCCGGGCCGGCGCCCACCAGCGTGACACCGCCCATGTTGATCGAAGGCATGCCGCGCTGCTGCGGGGCCTGAGCAGCCTGCTCCGGCGGCCGCCCGGTGTCCGGGTACTTCTCGTAGTTGCGCTGGCCGTTGTTGATCGCCTGCAGCTCCCGGTAATTGCGCGCGGTCTGCTCGGTGTTCGTGACGTGCTCGCCGGATGCGAGCATGGCCGGAACGAGGTCGCGGATCGAGCGCGTGAACGCCCGGCCGACCATCCCGCCGTTGAGCGGCATGACCGCGCCGTCCGACCCTCCGGCATAGGCCCGGCCGCTAGCGGCTGCGAGACGGCCAACCAGCCCGCCCTGCGCCCGCGCCACGTACGGCCCGTTGAGGTTCGCGCCGCCGCCCACCGTGCCGTAGAAGTAGGTGGTGGTGATCTTGATGTCCTTGCTGTGCAGCGCGTCGATGCTGGCGCGCAGCGCGTCGACCCGGGCCCGCTGCTGATCGGCGTTGGACTCGATCCGGATCTCTTTGCCGTTCGGCAGCCGGTAGACCGCGTTGCCGGTACCGTCGATGGCCACGGTCAGCCCAGCAGCCCGTGCTTCGCTGACGCTCATCTTGGCGATGCCGGCCTGCAGCGACGCCGGCAACGGCCCGGCCCAGGTGTTCGCCAGCTTCACGGTTTCGGCGTTCACGGCAGCCGCGGCGCGGGCACCGCGCTCGTTCTCGTTCGAGCCGGCGTAGGTGGCCGCTGCAGCCTGCCCGGCCGCGGTGATCTGCCGGTACATCGCCTGCTCCACACCCAGCAGCGCCGCCGCCTTCTCGTCTTCGCTGGCCTTGCCGTCCTTGTTGATCTTCACGTACTCGTCGAGGGCCGTCTTGGTGTTCTGGACAGCGCCGCGGTACCCCAGCTGGCCGCCAATGGCGTCCTGCGTCGCCTGTGTGTGCTCGATCGTGGCGTCGCGCGCCCGGATTTGCGCCTCGCTCAGCCCGGTCAGCGCGTGCTCGGTCTGGTAGTACTGCTCCATGGCCTGGCGCTGAGAGTTGATCTGCTCGCCCACCGCGGCGTTGCCGTTGACGATCGCGTTGATCTGGTCGCTCCACGCCCCTTGCAGCATGGCGGCCACCCGCACATTGGCGCCGCCTGCATCGCTGAGCTGGTCGTAGGACTTACCTGTGCGAAGTGCTTCTGTGGCAAGCTCTTTCAGCTTGCCCCGGTTCTCATCGTTCAGATTCGCGTTTCGCCCGATGGTCTCCATCTGAGCGCGAGCCGAGTAGTTCAGGCGGTCATAGGCATCACTGTTGCCCTGGATAGCCAACTTCGCATCGCCAAGATTTCGCCCGTATATCGCCAAGTTCGACGCAGCGTTTTTGGTCTCCAGCGCATTCATGTTCACTTTGGACACATGCTCGCCCAGCACGCCGCTGTCTTCGCGGATGGCTTGCGTGAGCTCGCGGACAGTGTCGCGATGCCGGGCGGCGTACCCCGCGGCACGTTCCTGGTACTGCCCGTAGAGGTTCAGGCCGACACCGAGAGCCGCGATGGCGAGCGTGGCGGGGTTGAAGATGCCCGCGGCCGCCCCGGTCCACGCGGCGGTGAACTTGCCGCTCGCCCCCTGCGCGTCGCGCACCTTCTTGGTGAAGCCGTCGAACCCGGCGGTGGCGTCGATGCCGAACTTGTTGGCGATCATGGACACCGCGGCGATCGAGCCGCCCACCTGCGTGATGCCGGGGGGCAGCGCCGCGGCCGCCGCCAGCACGCCGTGCAGGATGGTCACGAGGCCGGACCCGGCGGTGCCGAAGCCCTGCAGCACGCCGATCGTTCCGCTGCTCTGCGCGGTCACGTCGACCAGTGAGCCGGACAGCTGGTCAAGGACCACGTCGAACGAGCGCAGCGGCCCGGCGCTGGCCTGCGAGAGGTTCGCGGCGAGCTGCCCGATGCGACCCAGCAGTGTCTGTACTGTACCGCCGAAAATGGTTATGCCCTGGCCGGCCGACGCGCTACCCGCGCTGGCGTTGATGAAGAAGTCGCGCAGCCCCGCACCCGCTTGGCCGGCAAAAGTGCGCACTCCGTGGATGGCCTCGCCGGATCGCTGCGCGGCGACGACCAGGCCCGGCATGGCCTCTTCGGCAAGGTCGGTGACGGCGCCGGTGACCTCGCGGATAGCCGGGGCGCCGGCGAGCATCGCCGACTGCACCTTCGGCTTGACCCGGTCCCACGCCGCGCCCATGTCGTCGACGGCGCCGACCACCTCGTCCTGCAGGGACATGCTCATGGTCTGGGCGTCGGTCACCACCCGGCTGGAGAGCGCCCCCCACGCACCCGATACCTGGTCGGTGTCGCGCAGCATGGCCACGGCCATCGCGCCGGTAGCGAGCGGCACGGCGGCCAGCGCCCCGACGGTGAGCCCGACCCCGGCGGCAGCTGCAGCGGGCAGACCGACCGAGAGGGCCGTGAACTTGAGCAAGTCGAACTGGGCATTGGCCCGGTTCGCCATCCGGCTGACAGTGCTTTCGAGCTGCTGCGAGGTCCGGCGGGCGGCCGGCTCGTCCACATCCGGCTTGATCTTGAACGTGCCTTCGCCGGTCAGCTTCTCCAGCCGCGCACGAGCCAGAGTGGTGTCCGCATCGGCCTTGACCGTGAACCGCTCATCGCGGAACTCGCTGCGGATCTGGCGCTTGGCGTCTTGCACGTCGACGTCGAGCTTGATTTTCGCGCTGGAATCGAGCTCGCGCTGCCGCTGCTTGATCCGGGCCTTGGCCTTGTCGATGCCCTCGTCGACGTCGATGCGGAAGTCGGCATAGGCAGACGCGACCTTGAACTCAGCCGCCATCGCGCGTCACCTTCTCCATCTCGTCGTCGCTGATCTGCTCGACGCTGGTCACCTCGACACCCATCGCCTTGAACTGCGCGACCATCGCCTGCTGCCGTAGCTGCCGCACGACGTCCTCCGGGGTGTCCACAGCCTGTGGAGTACCTGTGGATGCCGGAGTGCCGGCCACCGGAGCCGACTGTGGAGCGTCCGCATCCCGCCCCATCGCCAGCTGCAGAGCGCCGCCGTACACCACGAGCTTCGGCGCCAGCCGCATGATCGTCGCCATCGAGGTGCTCCAGAGATCGAGCCGGTGGTATACGGAGAAGTCGCTTTCCAGTTCATCTACATAGGACCTAAACCAGTCCAGGTCTGGTTGCGCCCGGACTACTTCCTCGCTGCGCGTGAGTGCGCCGCGGTGGTGCGCCGCGGCCGCGGTGAGCTGCTCGCACCAGTCGACGAAGCTTTTGGGGCCTCATCAGCGGTGCCGACCGATGCTCCGCTCACCCGGTTGATCACGATGCCGGTCAGGGTGGTGAGGTCGGCATCTTCGAGCTTGGCCGTCAGCAGCAGGTTGAACCCCGCCGTGGTCATCAGCAGCTCCATCGCCCACACCACGGCCACGTCCGCGCCGGAGGTCATCCGGGTGCGGGTGTAGCCCAGGGCGACCGCGGGCGGCACCTCGACGGGGATGGTGATCGGCTCGCCTCCGACCGTGGCGATGGTCTCGCGGGGGATGCCGGCCAGCATCTCCTCGAAGTCGGCACTGCGCTTGTCAAGCGTAAGCATGTTCTCTCCTCTGTGGACAGTTCGGGGCGGGTCGGGCCCGGCAGGTCAGAGCTGGCTGTAGACGACGAACGGCGCGACCGTGTCGGACACATAGTGCCCGGCGAAGCTCAAGCCGTACATCGTCTTGCCGTCCTTCTTGTGCTCCCAGGACACGCTGTCCACGTTGAGCACCCGGCGCGCCACGATGATGCGCTTCTTGCCGGCCAGCGTGACGCCTTCGAGCGCCACGGAAATGTAGGTCTCCTGCGTGACGATCAGGTCGGTGGTCGGCTCGTACTTCGCCCATGAGGGGTTGAAGGACGGCGTCGTGGTGCCGCCGTTGTTGACCAGCGCCAGCTTCGCGAGATTGCCCGCCTCCACCACCGAGGTCTGCACGGTCGTGTGCCGCTCGGTGATCGTGCTCGCCACCCAGTCGGCCACCTGGTCGATGCTGTGGTTCGCGTAGTCCTTGGCGATGGACATCTGCACGCCGCCGTCGGTCGCGCCGACCTCGGTCCAGCTGGTCCAGTTCGGGGTGTAGGTGGCGACGATCAGCGCGTCGTCGGTCCCCACGGGCGCGTATCGCAGCTTGCCGGGGCCGATCATCATGTCGGCCGTATTCACGAGGGCCATCGGGTCCTGCCTTTCTCCGCGGTCAGCCGACCGGGTTCCTTTCGATCCAGCCGACGTAGATATCGGCGGAGTAACGGGCGAAATTCGGCGAGGGGTCGGGCAGCTCGCGAACCGCGCTGACGGGGTAGATCGAGGTGAGCCAGACCGGCCGCATGTCGGCGGGCAGCTGCAGGTCCAGGCCGGCTGGGCTGGCGTAGGTGGCCGCGCACACGGCCTGCATCTTGGACTCCGCGAGCCCGCGCGGGAGCTTGCGGCTGGTTGACTTCGCGCCGGCAGCCGCCCGCGCCGCGGCCACGGTCTCCAGCTGGACGACCGGGCCGTTCTCGGGGATGTCGAGCCCGGCGCTGCCGCCGACCACCCCGGCGATGCGCACCCAGAACCCGGGCGTCGTCATCCAACTGTCCGGCTGAGGGATGACCGTTGAGCTGTTCGAGAAGCCGACATGCCGTAACCACGCCTGAATCACCTGCGTGGTGGTGGGCGCCTGAGCAGGGGTCGTCATCAGAACGTCCGTTCGCGGTAGACGGCGAAGCGGATGTAGGCGCGCGGGGCGATACTGCCGTCGTGTTCGCCCTTGAGCGGGGAGAAGTCGGTGCCGACGAAGGTGGGCTGATAAAAATGTGGGCCGGTGCCGACCTCTTGGTAAACGGCGCGTGCGTCCGGCAGGCCTTCGCCAAAGATGATCTTCCAGTAGCCTCGGCCGATCTTGACCACGCGCCCGGACGCCTTGAGTGCACCCGACTCGATGGGAGCTCGGCCGCGCGCGTCGTCGACCATCCGTGCAGGCGCGCGGCCAGCCCGTTGCTCGACGTAGTCGGCCAGCTCGGCAAGCCCGGAAGCGTCGACATCGATGCGAGACACGACGTGATCACCTCCGCACCTTGTCGGCGTTCGCGGATTGCTGCTGGTCAAACACCGGTTGTCCCGGTGCAGAGATCATAGCCTGCGGTCAGGCCGCCATGGTGCAGAAGATGCGCTGTCGTTTCCCGCCGAACCCGCGGTCGGCCCGGATAGTCTCCACCTGCAGTACGTCGCCGGTGCGCTCGTCGCGAATCCGGTCGGTCGCCTGAAACTGGAACGGCGTGCTTGCGCGGAGGCTCACCCAGTACCCGGACAAGGTGATGCGCTGCCCGCTGGCGTCGTCGCGACGGCTGAGCGATCCCTGCTCGACCCAGGCGGGCAGCCCCGCGATGGCGACGTCGTCGGTGTCCTGGACGTCGCCCAGGCCGTCTTCGGCGCCGGTGTCGCCGCGCAGCACGCTGATGGTCGTGCTCCCGAATATCACGGCAGCCGCCCGCCGAGGTGCTGGTGCTTCATGATCTCCGCTCGCAGTGCCGGCGGGACCGAAGCCGAGCCGCCGAGCCGGCTACCGGATACGCTCTGGCCGGTCGCGCTGACCGACGTTGCGCCCGCCGGAACGGTCGTCATGTCGGCCGGGAAGTTGTACCGGTGGGCGAGCTCGCAGATGGCGGCCACGAGCCCGGTGGGCGACGGCGTGACGGCGTCGTAACCGCCGACGTAGGTCACCAGCACGCGCGGGCGGGCCACCTGCGCCGGGTACGCGGGCAGCGTGCCGGCCACCGCGTCCGCCCATGTCACCGTGCCGGTGGCGATGCTGAGCGCGTCGTCGCCAACCGTGGCCGTTATCGGCACGCTCACACTGGCCACCGGCGTCGCGCTCGGCCAGACCCGGCCGGCCTCGTCGACGGTGAGCGCTTCGGTGTACTCGGCGCGGTCGAACTTCCGGCCGGTCATCTCCTCGGCGCGCTGCTGGGCCCGTGCAAGGTTCCGCTCGGCCTTCGCCTGTTCGGTGAAGACGTCGCCGGTGAGGTCCTTGTACGTCTCCCAGTCGACAATCATCGCGAAAGCACCGCCTGGCGCACAAATGCATCCTTGGCTTCGAGCAGCTTGCGCAGCCCGACCGTCAGTTCCGGACCGTCCGGGAGAGTACGGAGCATGTCGTCAGCGAGCGCAGCGCACAGCTTCGAGATCGCCCGCAGGTGCTCGGGGAGATGTGCGTAGACGAACAGCGGTGCGAAGTGCGCGACGCTCGGGTGTCGGTCTTGCCATGCGGTACTCATCGAGACCGCTGATCTTCGCGCGGGTCTTCGGGCACTTCGGTCGCCGGCTCCTGCGGTTCGCGGGCACGGGCGTCGGCGAACGGGTCGGCGGTGCGCGGTTCCTCGGCCGACTCGTGTAGCTCGGGGGTGATCGCGTCGGGTGTGGCGGAGGTGTCCTTGACGGCCTGCCGGTAGTCGGTGGCGAGGCGCTTGGCCTCCCGGCCGTCCTGGCCGGGGATGCGATCCGGCGGCTGCAGGTCGGGGCCGATGCCGTCACCGGGCGGTTCGGTGGCGACCTCGACGGGCTCGGCTTCGAGGCCGGAAACCCAGCCGGCGCCGGAGGGGCGTGTGTGGCTCATCGGCAGCACTCTTTCGTGCACGGGGCGGCCTGGCAGCCGCACACCTGGTGGACGCTGTGGACGTCGAGCTCACGGGCTCGCGCGATGCAGCGCTGGTGGGGGTCGTCGGCAGTCAGGAAGGGACTGACCCTGCTCAGCCACTCGGTTTCCGGGGAGACGGCGTCGCCGTCGGGAACGAAGCGCACGACGCCGTCTCCTCTCTCCGGTCCGGCGGGGGTTGGCGGCGCGGAGTATGCGAGGGACCACGGCGCCACCGGACCGAGCTACTGGGCCCGCCGGCCTTCGCGAGGGTCGGGCACGCGTTCGCCGTCGTCGGCAGCCTCATCGAGGGTGACGGTGAAGGTCTGGCCCTCTTCATAGCTCGCCGCCTCGACCTCGTTCTTGACGACGAAAGACAGGCTGAGCGCGGGGGTGTACTTCGCCCACTCCTTGTTCCGGCCGTCCTCGTAGTCGGCCGTGAACGTCAGCTGCGTCTGGCCGTCGTCCTGCGGGATCTTGCGGTCCAGCCGGACCTTGAGCGTGGTGGCCACGGAAACTCCTTAGCTTGGCTAACTAAGCTCGAAGGTGGTGGGCGAAGAGCACGGTGAGCTTGAGCCGCCGCCGTAGCGAGGTGTGCTCCGAGCTCTCCGCCCAGATCAGGGTAGGTCAGCTGGTCGTGGCGACGCAGAAGAAGTCCGGCCGGTTGACGGCCAGCGCGACGCGCTCCTCCGCGCGCAGCAGCACCTTGTTCTCCGCGGCGAAGGTGCCGTGCTGCTCGAAGATCCGGACGCCGGACTGCGAGCGGTCGAACAGCGTGGCGCCCATCGCGAAGTTGCCGACGAGGTTCTGGTTGGCGGCCATCGCGTTCGTACGCACGACCGGCAGGCCCCACACGTACTGGATCGGGGACTGCGTGAAGGCGCCGGCGTCGAACGTGCCGGAGCCGCCCGCGGCGCGGTGGGTGACCATCGCCCAGAAGGTGGCCGGGTTCATCGCCACACCGTCGGCGTAGCCGTCGACCAGCTCGATCTTCGCGATTGCGTTGCCGATGGTGATGGCGTACTCGCCCGCACCCGCGGTGGGCGTCGTCTGGATCCCGGAATAGGTGAGGATGCCCTTCAGGTCCGGCGTCACGCCGTTCCCGCGGATGATCTCGTCTTCCTCGCGGTACTCCAGCATGTAGGTGAGACGCCCGTTGATGTACCCCATCAGGGTGGGCGAGTCCTCCATGATCTGCGTGGTGATCGGGATCGTGGCCGCGATCACCTGGACCGGCGCGATGTCGGGCGTGAACTCGACCTTGGCTTCCGGCTTCGTCGCACCCTCGGCCACGGTGCTCGCTGACAGCGCGTTCGCCACCGGGTTGAGCTCCCGGATGTACGGGATCGCGGCCAGCCCGGTGCCCTGCACGCCGATGAGGTCGCGGATGAACAGCCGGCGGCGCCGGGTGTCGACCAGGAACGGCTGGCCGACCGGCAACATGGTGCTGGAGCCGTTCGCGTCGCCCGCGGCCACCAGCGCCCGGGTTTCGACGCTGCTGATCAGGCTGCGCAGCTCGACGCCGGGCGACTCACCGATCATCGAGCCCTTGGCCGCGGCGCGCTTGCACCAGTTCATGAAGTCCTCGTCGGCCACGACGATTTCACCGGGGCTGCGACGCTCGTATTGCGGGGCCAGCGTGCCGTTGTCGGCTCCGCCCGCGCGCGCCTCGTTGCGCAGGGCCGGCGGCATGGTCGCCATCGAGCGCAGCGTGAGGTTGACGTCGATCTGTTCGACCTCGTCCAGGAATTCGGTCTTGGCCTTGCGGAACTCGCCGGATTCGCGGTCGAGCTTGCTGGTCTCGGCCCACTCGGCGCGCATCTCCTCGACGCGGGCGGTGAGCTCCTCGACGGTGGCATCGCGGCGCCATTCGGCGGTGGTCTGGGGCATGGTCGCATCCTCTCAGGGGGCGTGGTCGGTCGTCACACGTCGCCCGGCGGTGGTCGCATCAGCCCCGTTGTCCGCACTGGCTTGTCCATCAGCGTACCAAACCGCACGCCAGAGACCAGCGTGCTTCTCGTAGGTCTGCTCGGCGGCCCATGCCCGGCCGCGCGCAGCGTGCTCAGCCCGTATCTCAGGCTGCCTGATGAGCTCACGCAGCCACAGCCACCAATCGTCGCGCCTGGCCGCCGTCACACAGCCGCCCTGCGCCGCCATCCGGATGTACTCCGGCGTCGGGCTGGCGATGACCGGCACGCCCACCGCGGCGAACTCCAGCCCCTTGAGGTAGGACTTCGCCTCGTTGAACGGGTTGATCTCCAGCGGCACGATGCCGATATCGAACTCGCTAATGATCTGGATGAGGCCGAGCATCGAGAAAAACCCCAGCTCGCGCACCGGGCGCTGCAGGCCGAACAACTCGGCGAGCTGCGGCGCGTCCTTGCCCGGCCCGGCGAACACGAACTCGACGTCGGGGTGCGGGTTGAGCGCGTCGCCCACGCCGCGCCCGGCGGCAGCCGGGTCACGCGGGTGGCTGCCGAGCGAGCCATACCAGCCGACCCACGTCCCGACGCTGTTATCCAGCACACCACCTAGCTCGATGTACCCAGGCACCCGGGATCGTCGGGTTACCGACAGGTAGCTTTCCGGGATGCAGTTCCGCAGCACCTCGCCGTGGCCGTAGCCGTACCGTTCGGCGAGCGCGGGCGTCGAGCAGGTCACCGCCGACGCCCAGTAGCATGCCTGGTGCAGGAACTCGGTGGTGTACCGGCCGTGGATACGGTGCTCCGGCACGACGGCGTCGAAGTCGTCGTCGAGGTCCACGACCACCCGGCGCCCCTCGGCGCGCCACAGCCGGACCTGCTCGGCGATGCCGGCATCCAGCGGCCGGTTCAGCACCACCGTCTCCGCCGCGCCGACGTTCGGCAGGTGCTCGACGACCGGCGTGTTCGTCACCCGGGCCGGCTCAAGCAGCCGGTAGAAGGTGCTCGGGTCGATGTAGGGCGCGTAGACAACGGCGCTCACTCGGCCACCTCGGCACTGATGATCAGGTCATCAGTCTCGTCGTCGACCTTGAGTGTCAAGTCGAACGCCTGAATTCGATCTTCGTGCGTGAGTCGTACCTCACCGCCCGCCTTGATCACAGCGGCAGCGAGGTACCGCGTCAGCTCCTCGTTCATCGGCGCGTCCAGCCCGGCCGCCCGCGGTAACCCGGCACCGCGCGGTGCTCGCCCAGCCCGGCGAACGGGTCGTCCTCGTCCACAGAGGCGCCCTGCGTCTCGTCGCCCGCCGCGCGCCGCTCGCCGGCCTGCAGCTCCCGCCACGCGTAGGTCTCGCCGTAGCCCTCGACGCCCGGCACCAGGCCGAGCACGTATTGCAGCTCGCTCAGCCGGCCCGCCGCCTTGCTGAAGAATTTCCGGGCCGCCTCGACTTCGCCCTTATCGAGCTGCTCGGCCAGGCCGACCAGCGCGGTGTCCACCTCGGCCAGCACGTCCAGCGGGGCGATGGTGGGCTGCGCGTCGCCAAGCGCCCGCACCTCGAACTGCGGGGTGGTGGACGGCGCGGCCGCGCTGCGCAGCTCGACCAGCGCGCTGGTGAGGTCGACCTCACCCCGGCCGAAACGCTCGATCAGGTCGGCCGCGGTGCGCGCGTCGACGCGGCCGGCGGCCCGGGTGGCGGTCACGCTGGTGCCCGGCACCGCGCCGTTGAGCACGATGCTGAACTCCTGCACCGCGTCCACCTCGGTCTGCTGCATCACGCCGCGGTGCTCCGGGTCTTCCTGCTCCTGGCCCCGGACGAACGCGAAGCTGAACTGGCCCATCGTCGGCTTGCCCGTCTTGGCGTTGGCGCGCAGTTGCGCGTGCGCCTGCCGAGCCCGCGGGACCGCATCGAGGTCGTCGAACTCGACGTCGGCGTAGAAGGCGTCCGCTTCGTCGCGGTAGTTGACGACCTGGCCGACCGGGTCGCCGGGGTCGTGGTTCCAGACGACCGGGATGGCGTGGCCCGCCGCGCTGCGCTTCTCCAGCGCCGGGCCGAACACGCCCTGGCGCCAGCTGGTGCGGTAGCTGTCCGGCACGCCGTAGGGCACCATGCGCGCGGTGAAGCCGGGCGGGTCGTCGGGCTTGGCGGTGCCGGGTCCACGGACCTCGGTAATGACGGCTGCGCGGGTCTCGGTCTTCATGTCGCTGCTCCGCTTCTTGTGCTTTCCCTTGTGGCCCTTGGCGAACAGGGCCTTACCTGCCGCGGACGCCTGCATGATGTTGGTGGCCTCGCCCTTGGCGACGCCGGGCGGCACGCCCTTGCTGACCAGAAAGTCCACCAGGGCCTGCCACGGATGCGGACTGCCGGCAAACTTCGAGAGCCCGCCCGCGCCAGTGAGCCATTTCCACAGCTTCCGGCCGCTGGCCGTAGCCTGCAGCCCGCTCGCCCGCGCCTCCGGCTCCAGCTCGATGGCGCGCACTTCCGGAGGCAGCTCCGCCCGCTGTGTGACGACGTCGTCCACCATGACCTCCGTGGGGTGCGGGGCGCCGGCCTCGCAGTAGCAGTGCGGGTGCACGTGGCCCGGCCACCCGATGATGGGCGGGTCGAGCGCGTCGAAGTTGGTCCCGTCGGCCGCGAGGCAGGTGGCGCAGTTGTTCGCACCATCATCGAGGTACCAGCCCATGAGCAGGCGGCCGTCCTTGTCCGGCCTGCGCTTGCCGACTGCCTGAATCAGCGCGTTGGTGGCGGCCTGCCGGTGTGCAGCCGCCTTGGCGTGGGCGACGGCGAAGGTGTCCTCCCGGGCGTTCGCCGCGGCGATGACGGCCGGGTCGCCCGTGGCGTGGGCGGGCACCAGGCGCAGCACGGCAGAGACCATGTAGGCCGCGCGCGCCGCGGTCTGCCGCTCGGCTGCGGCGTGCCGGATCAGCGCGGATGTGGCCGCGTTCTGTCCGGGTTTTGTCACCTTCTTGCCCAGCAGCTTGGACAGCTTCCGGTCCTTGAACACCGCCCCGGCCAGCTTCGCGCCGACCCCGGCCAGCGTGCCGAGTACCTTCGTAGCCGCGGCCACCGTCGCACCGGCGAGCAGCAGCGCGCCCAGCGCCACGATGACCTCGTCGGTGTTGCTGCTCTCGACCGGCGGCGGGATGGCCGCGGGCGTGGTCATGAGACGTCCGTGACGATCTTCATAGCCGACGGCGGCGTACGCACCTGCGCCATCATGTACCAGTCGAACATCAGTTCGCGACGCAGCTTGGCCGCGTTCTCCTCGAACGTCGGGATCTCGAATAAGAAAATCTCGTCTGCCCGCTCTTCCAACACTTTCCGAATCGCGCCCGGCATGTCGAATGTTCCGGCCACCTCACTCACGCGCCACCACCGCCCAGCATAGATAGCGCGGCCGCGGCGTCGCCTTGCCCGCCGGCTAGCTGCAGCAGTGCCTGTTCGACGGTGCCGTGGTCGACCATCGTGCCCGGTTTGCGATCGAGCACCTGACCGAGCGCCGCCATGTATCCGTCCGGCTCCCAGGCCGCGGCGTCCAGCTCGACGGCGCCGGCCAGCTGCTCGGCCACCGCCGCGGTGACGTCGGCGGAGAAACCGGCGATGTCCGGGTCGGCGTAACCCGCGGCGCGCAGGCCCGGCCCGAGGTTGGTGACCATGCGCTGCTGCCAGTGCTCGGTGTCGTAGACCAACGCGAGGTCGAGCAGCGCATGCGCCCGGCGGCGGCCGCCCCGCTTGCCGGCCTGCCGCGCTTCGAGCTCGGCGCGCTGGGCGGCCAGCTCGACGGCCAGCTGCCCACGCACGACGTCGAGCAGGTCGGTGCGGACCGCGGCCGCCCGCACAGCCTTGAGCTTCGGTGCCGACACGGGAGCCGGGGCAGGCGGGTCCTGCTGCGGCTCGCCCGCGGGTGGCAGCGCGTCCGGCTTCGGTGCGGTGACCAGATCATCGCCACCCTCGACCGGCGGCAGGCCGCGGTCCGAGCGGTACTCGTTGGGCGTGATCACCCCGTCCTTGACCGCGGCCAGCCCGCCCTGCTCGGTGAACACCGGCGGCTTGCGCAGCTGCGGCACGCCGGACACGTCGAACCAGCCGACGTCCTGCGGACCGTCCAGATCGGACAGTGCCGCATTCGTATTGTCTTCCAGCTCGGTGATGATCGGTTTGTTCGTGATCTGCCAGAGGACTTCGAGGTCGGTCTGCATGTTCGTGAACTTCGAATCCCGGCTGATGCCCAGCAACGACAGCGGCACACCGAGCGCGGCGCACATCTCGTCGATACGGTCCATCCGGGACTCGCGCAGCTGACTGTCCTTCTGGGTTTGCCCGATGACCTTGACATCGACGGTCTGCGCCCGGCTTGTCCCCTGACCGAGGTCACCGCTGTCGTCGGTGAACTCGCCGAAGGCCACCTTGCCCGCGTTGGCCGGGCCGCCGAACTTGCGCCGGAATTGGTCCCGGAATGCAATACGGCTGTTCGGGTCCTCGAATGCCGGAGTCACGACGAGATGAGCAGGCACGCCGCCGTTCTGCAGGAAGCCGCGGTCGAACTCGTCCAGCAGCCGCATGACCTGGATGCCCCACTGAGCCAGCCGCATCGGGGGTTCGGGCTGGCGGAAGTCCTCTTGCGACGGACGCCAGCAGTACACAACCTGGCCGAGCTTGAACGGCCGGTAGCCCGGCTGGCCGCGTGTGCCGTAATCGAAGCCGGTGAAATAGTCGGCCGACCCCGTCCCGGCCAGCACGGGGGTGAGGTGCTGAGCCATCAACGGCCACAGCGCGATGATGCGCCCGGCGTCGTCGAACTCCTTGAGCCAGGCGAACTTGCCGGTCATGAGGTACTGGATCGCCGAGTGCCGCCACAGCTTGGCGCTCGACCATTTCGGGTTGGGGCGGCCGGGCGCCGGGCCGAGCAGCTGCATGGTGCGGCTGGTGGGCCGCGGCGTCCGGCTCTTGACGTTCCCGCCCTGGTACGGCAGGCCGCTGATCGAATTGGCGATCACCTCGACGCAGCGCATGGCGAACACGTTGCGCTGGCCGAGCCGGATGGCGGTCTGCGGGTCGAACGAGGGCCACAGCGGCTGGCCGGGCGTGCCGAAGGCGCTGGGCGCTTCGAGCGCCCCGGCCGGCGGGCGGACCGAGGTCGGCGCCGGTGGCCGGGCGCGCACCCCCGCCGACCGCAGAGCAAGATCTCGAAGCCCCATCGTCTACTCCCTCAGCTCTGCTACCCGGTCGGCCAAGGCGTCCAGTTCGGACGGCGGCATTTTCGCCATCATACGAGGTAGCTGCCGGATTGCCGCGAACCAGCCGAGCACAAATCCTGCGGTCGAACTGGCAACGACGAGAACCATGAGCGCGAGGGCTACCACCATAGCGGCTGCTCCTGCTCGACCTCGGTGGCCAGACGCTTGCACTCCGAGCACGTCGACGGGATGTAGCCGTGCGGGCAGGCGTCGCGCGGCGTGCCCAACACGTCCAGCGGTCCGACGACGTTGACCGGCTCGGCGGCTTCCTGCTCCGCCTCGTCGGCGGCCACGTCGTCTTCCTCGTCCGGCCCCTCGACGATCTGCACGACGTGGGCGAGGTTGAGCAGGGCACCCTCCCGCGGCTCGACGAACGACGTGTCGGCGACGACGCGCACGGTGCGCAGCAGCTGGTCCAGCGTGAGAAAGCTGACCGACACGTCCTTCCGGCCACGAATGTGGATCTCCAACATGCCGTCCTACTTTCCCGTCGGGTTCTCGCGGTCGCCACGCTGCCTGCCATGCCCCACCCACGGCACCACGCGGTCATCGGGCTGGACAGCCACGACGCGCCGACGCCGCCCGCGGTTGAGCTGCCGGGCGGCCTGCCGCGCCTGCTCGCGCCGGTCCCGGCGGTTCGGCAACGGCTTGCCGGGCGGCTCCTTCACCTCGAAGAGCGGCACGAAACCATCGCCCAGGCCGTTGCCGGCCTGGATGCCATAGACGCCCGGCTTGCGCGCGGTGTAACCGCCATCCGGGTTCGGCTCGACGACGAAGCGTTCCGGCCGGCCGAGGTGGCGCGGCGCCTGATCGGCGTACTCGGGCATCACGAGGTCACCTCGCGCCACTTCGAGAGCCAGTCCAGGTGCACCTCGTAGCTGTTCGAGGGCGGCGCAGCGTCCGGGTCGATGAGCTCCGCCGCGCGGGCCAGCAGCTCGCGCTCGTGGGTCGGGCGCCCGGCGACGCGCTCGGTCACCTTGTCGAGCATGGCCACCCGCTCGGCCACCGCCGCCGTCATCTTCTCCAGCGTGCCGACGAGGTCAAGCATCCGGCCGACGACGTCCGGCGCCGCGTTGGCCTCGAAGAGTGGCACGCTGCCCAGCGGCGGTGCCCCGTCGATCGGGATGAGCTGCTCGGCGATGTCGGGCATGGTCTGCATCTGCCTACGCGTCGCCCAGACCGGCCGACCGTGGCGAGTGAGCAGGCCGCCGCCCTTGTGTAGCGCGAAGCACAGCTGCTCGGGGTTCAGCTCGGCCGCTTCTGGGTCCAGGTCGGTGATCTCGTCTTCATCCATCATGTCCCCTGGTGTCGTAGTGTGTACTTCAGGGTACATTATGCGGCCACGAACGTCACCTAAGCGAAGGACAAGACTCCCATGCGTTTCACCCACTACCGCGTCGCCGACCCCGGTTACCGCGCCAGCTTGAACCGCCTGTGCGGCCGCGTAATCGGCACCGCCGTTGTCCTCGGCAGCCAGTGCTACTCGTGGGTTTGGAAGAGCCGCGCCAGCATCGCCAAGCGGTCGGCGAATGACCGGGCCTTCGAGAGTATTACTCGGCGCTAAGCCGTGCCGGCCCGTCATGCGGCTACGAATGTCATCGTCCGGCGCGGCTTACGTGGCCGGACGCCCAGCTTCGTGGCCGCCCACACCAGCGCGTCCATGCGGTCGGGGCTCCAGTTGCTGGGCTCGATCGGGTTGCCCTCGGTGTCGAACTGGCCAGGCGGGATCCAGCTGGTGAGGTCGGTCTCCAGATCGGCGAAGGTGCCCAGGTGCAGCACACGCCCCTGCTCGTAGAGATCGGCCACCGGCCGGGCCCGGATGACCTTGCCCCGGCTCGCGGTCACCAGCTCGAAGGGCAGCACCCGCTCACCCGGAGGCACGGCGCGCAGCGTGCTGGCCACCATGTCGCCGCCGAAGTTGCGCTCCCCCACGACGAGGTCAGCGCCGAGGGTGTCAAACAGCTCGTAAACCTCGGTGCGCCACTGCTCGGGAGAGTAGCGCCCGCTTTTGTCGGCCAGCACCCACAGCCGCCCAGCCGCGTCCAGGCCGACGGCGATGATGCCGGTCAGGTCCGAGGTCTTGTGCGCGCTGCCGGCCGGGTCCACCCCGATGACGACGTGCACGAAGTCGGGCAGCTCGGCCGCGGTGTCCGGCCGGAGGAACATCTCCGAGTTCCACAGCGCGCCGACGGCGTCGTCGAGCAGCAGGCCGAACAGCTCTTGCTGGCCCAGCGTCGTGCCCTCGTGGCGGCGCTTGATGCGGTCGCGCATCTTCGCCGGCAGGTTGTGCTCGTTGTCGTAGGTAGTGCCGTTGGTGATGACGCCGTCGGGATCCTTGACCAGCCGCTTGATGAGCGCGGTCGGCCGCGGGGTGCCGGTCACCACGACGCGCGGATCGTCGCCGAGACGCAACGCGAACTCCAGCATGTCCCACGCGACGTCACCGTAGCGCTGCGTGCCCAGCTCCTCGAACCAGGCGGAGTGGCACTGGTACCCGCGCAGGCTCTCGGCGTCCTTGCGGGTGTCGGCGCCGAAGATGCGCAGCTGGCTGCCGTTGGGCAACGTGAGCTCGCCGATGGACCGGTTCCACTTCAGGCCCCGGCGCACCTCGGGCGGGAACAGGCCGGGGTTCGGCTCGATGCCGAGCAGGCCGGACTCACCCTCGATGCAGACGTCGCGGCCGATGGCGAAGTCCGGGCAGATGACGGCGACGCGGTGGCCCGGTTCGCTCATCATCCGGTCCTTGATCCACTCGGCGCCGGTGCGCGTCTTGCCGAACCCGCGCCCGGCCATGAGGAACCAGAAGTACCAATCACCCGGCGGCGGCACTTGCGCGGCGCGAGCGTGCCGATGCGGCATCGACAGCAGCGGGTTGGGGTCGGGATGAGGTAGGCCGTCGCAGCCCGGCCGGCGGCAGCGCCACTGAAACGGCTTGAGCTCGGCCAGCCGGCGCAGGATGCGGAGCTCATCGGCCTTGCTCAGCGCCGGGGCGCTCATTGCCCGTCTCTCGGCTTAGGCGGTGGCGTCGGCATCCGAACCCCGGACACCCTCTGAACTCTCGTCCTGAGCACAACCAGACGGCAAAGCGGCAGGGTCCTGCATGCCGAGCTGAGCGGCAAGCCGGGCCACCTCGGCGTCCACGCTGCCCTCGATGACGGTCAGGCTGCCGGACACCTCGACGACGTCGGCGGCGTTCAGGCCGAGCAGCTTGGCCTCGCGCTCCTGGAGCCGGACGAGGTCAAGCGCGGCCTGCCGCTGGAGCCCGTAGTCCCGGACGATCTCACCGGTCAGCGGGTCGCGCACCACGGCGCCGAGCTGGCCCGCGGTGACCGGCGGGGCGGGCTTCTCGGCCAGCTCACGCAGCCGCCGGGTGGCCCACGCCAGGCTGGCCTGGTGCTTCTCGATCAGCTGCTCACGGGTCTGCCGAGGTGTCTCCGCCCGCAGCGCGGCGAAGTCGTCGGACACCGTGGACTGGTCGATACCGAAGTGCTCGGCGATCTCGCGCTGCGTCCAGCCGGCCACGTACAGGTCCCAGCCCTGACGGCGGCGCTCGGCCAGTTCGCGCTTGTTCAGCCGGCGGGCCATCGGACCTCCCTGGGTGCATGGGGCTGAATGGGTCGAACCTAATGATCTTGGCCGACCGGGCGTGTCCTCTCACGGGTCCGGATGGCCATCTGCCTTCCCGCATCGGTTCGCGCCGCGGCGTGCCCCTCGATCAGGCCCGGCCGGTGTCGACGACTGTACACGAGTGCCCGGCCTCCCGGCCAGCCCGGCTTACGTCGGTGAGGTGAGGCTTAGCTAATCAGCGCTTGGTGGTCTCGGGACCGGCTTGGTCTCCCACCCCCTTCGGGGGAGGGCTGGGAGACCACCCGGCCTGGGGTCCCCTGGTCTCAAGTGGTCTCGATCGCCGAGACCGGTATCGCCGCAGGTCAAACAGCGTATAAGTGATCTTGAAGACCGGCGGAGACCACTCCGAGACCACCAGTAGACAGCCTACTGGTGGTCTCGTTACGGAAGACCACTCGATGCTCCACTCTATGTGACCGCGGACTGCTCTACGTAATAAGTCAGCCACGCTTTGTGCATACTCGCTTTGCGGTTGGTCGAGTAGCCCGCGCCCCGTTGCTTGGCCTCGCGGAACAACTCGTTCACTCCAATGCCGCCGTCGGCACCGTCGGCCAGCAGCGCGGCGAACAGTGCCTCGTTCGGGTCGGCGAAGAACCCGCCTCCATCGCCGGCTTCGAGCCGCACCCGCTCACCATCGGGCGCTGTGCGCACGTCCAGCCGGACCGCTGAGCGACCCAGCTCACCGCGCAGGAACCCGCCCTTGTCCTTCTGCGGACGCAGCTCGATACGTCCATCCCGGCCCCGCCCGAACGCCGAGGTGCACACCACCTCCCACCCGGACCCGGTCACCACCGATTTCTTGGCCTGCGTGCCGATGGCCATCCCTTGCCGGTCGTCGACGGCCTTGACGACGTGATCCACACAGATCGACATCCGGGCCTGCCGCGGCAGCTGGTCCACCCACCGTGTCGTCTCCTGCTCGTCCCGGCCGGACAGCCCGGCGGCGTTCAGGGCCGAGGTGACGCCGTCGACGACCATCGCCGCGTAGTCCCGCCCGGTAGCCGCCAGGTGAGCACGCAGCTCGGCATGCGTGATGTCCGGCCCGGACACGTACACGACCCGCGCGTACTCCTTCCGGGTCATCCCCAGCGCCTTGAGCCGGCGCAGCACGCTGCCGCGGGTGTCCTCGTGATCGACGATGAGCACCCACCCGCCGGTCTCGCGCACGACCTCAAGCGCGACGGCGAACGCCACCCAGCTCTTGCCGCTCTCGCTCTCCCCCTGCAGCCAGTGCACCCCCGAGTCGTAGAACAGCGGCAGCTTGCCGCCGAAGCTGCCGTAGACGGGCATGGGAGGCGGCGCAGGGTTGTCGTAGAAGTCCGGGTCGCCGCCAGCGAACAGCTCGCCCCCGTCACCGACGTCCGCGGGTGCGGGGGCTTCGCCGGGGTCCGGGATGGCGAACCTGCCTTCCAGCCCTTCCGGCACACCGAACACCCAGGGGTTGGCCGTGGCGTAGCGCACGCAGTCCTGGACGTCCTTCTCCGCGGTCTCGAACTCCGCGGCGTCCGGGTGCGCGGCCACCTCGGCATCGAGCTGGGCGTATACCTCGTGCGGCGCGAGCCCGTCGGCGAGCAGCACGCGCGCCAGGGTGCCGCCGAAGTCCATCAGCGTGGCGTGCCGGGTGCCCTCGACGCTGGCCAGCCACGCCGCCCGCTTGACCTCGACGATGCCGTACGCCTCATCCCGCGGCTTGACTGTCGGCTCGGCGACCGCAGCCACCGGCCGGTACTCCCGGCGCCGGTCGGCGACTGCGGGCCCGGCCGGCAGCTCGCCGGGCGCCGGCAGCTCGGATAACGGCCGTTCGGTTTGCCACTGCGTCACGCGGCCGTCGGCGTGATAGCACCTCGTCGGGGCGGCGTACATCAGCCCGCCGTCGCCGCGGGTGTCAACCGCTGTGCCGAGCGCGCCCGCGGTGTTGCGCTGGCCGTCGGGGTTGGCGTAGTAGACGTGGATGCCGCCGCGGCCGGCGTGGTGCTCGCGCCAGCCACCGGGCGGAGGTTCGGCGCCGCCGTAGGACGCCTTGTGCGAGTCGACGTCCACGGCCATCAGCCCGGACGGCCCGGTCGCGATGGCCAGCCCCTCAGCCTGGCCGGTCAGCCCGAACCAGCGCTCGACCTGTTCCGGGGTGCGCACCAGCTGCGCAGGGTCGCGCTGCCAGCGGATGAGCCGGCGTACCTGCTTGCGTCCCTGCTCGTCGTAGGCCATCCGCGACAACGGCACCACGGCCCAGCCCTTGGCCACGTACGCCAGTGCCGACGCGCGCAGGGCGAGCCGGTACTGTGTGTGGTCGTCCAGCGCCGCGCTCATGCGGGCAGCCCGTAGTCGGGGATCAACGGGTCTGGTATGTTCGGCATGTCAAGCCTCTCTTAGCGGGGACGAGCCTGGCGCGGGTCGGGCCCGGAACCAGCTGCCACGGTTCCGGGCCTACCGCTATCCGGGCACCCTACACCGCGTGATCAGGAAAGCGGGACAGCGCGGGCGACGGCGAACGAAGCGCCGTAGACGGTCACCGCCCGGCCGTAGTGGACGCCGGTCCCGTTGCCCGCGGAGTGCCACTCGATCGCAAGACCGTCGACCCACAGCAGGTTCGGCCGGCTGGTCTCGGCCTGGTACCGGCGCCGGTCGGCGGTCATCACCGAGACGCCCCACTCGGCCGAGCAGCGCAGCCGTGCCGGGTCCGGGACGAAACCGTCGATGGGGATGGCCGGCAGGTCGACACCCCGGCGGGGCGCGGTCATGCCGGGGCTCCCAGCACGATGCGCGCGCCAACCACACGAAGGTAGGCGTGCAGGTCGTAGACCGACGGCGTGCGGTGGCCGGACTCCCACATCGCCACTGTGCTCGCGGAGACGCCGAGCCGGGCGGCCAGCCGGCGCTGTGTGAGCCCGGTGGCCTGGCGTGCCGCGCTCATCCGGGTGGCGAGGATGCGCGGGTCCGGGTGCGGCCGGCTCATTGCGGCACACCCACGAGTTCGCCAGGCCAGTGCGGATTGACCATCAAGCGAAGGTCGTTGAGCGGGCATGGTCCTCGCAGCTGCAGCCGTGCCCGGCGCTGCGCACACACCCCCTCGACGGGCCCCCGCAGCACGTAGCTCCGGCTGCCGGGTCGTCGGCCGGTGAAGCAGACGTAGTAGGTGGTGTGGTTGGCGGTGTGCAGCCGGTAGTACGACTCACCGCGTGCCCACCCGAAAGTGAACGGCAGCAGGAACTTCCGGGTCATGCGGCGCAGCGTGCGCTCGCTGAGAATCTGCGCGGTCATGACGGCTGCCTCACCACCCCCAGCGTGATACTGCCACCCACCACACGCAAGTAGGCGTCCAGCTGTTCGGCATTCGGCTTGCGACGCCCCGATTCCCACTCGCGCAGAGTGCGTACCGAAACACAGAGCCGGTGGGCCACTGACGTCTGCGTCATTTCGGCATCGAACCGGGCCTCCCGCATCTGCTCGCCGATCGGCCACATGTTGATGCGCTTCTTGATCGGCAAGGTCGGCCGGCCATCCGGCCCACGGCCGGGCACCATCCGGTACGGTGCTGTGCTCATCGCCGCACACCCACCGCAGTCGAAAGGCCGAGCACGACGTGCCCGCCGACGAGGCGGAGGTAGGCGTCGGCCATGTCGATCGCCGGCAACCGCTTGCCCTGCTCCCACCTGCGCACGGTCAGCGGTGCCACGAACAGCCGCCGCGCCACCGCCTTCTGCGTCAGGCCGGCCTCTTCGCGGGCGGCTCGCAGCTGGTCGCCCAATGTCTCCGCGATCATCATCGTGTCCGCCTTTCCATCTCGCGCATGTCCCGTTCCAGCCAGTCGATTCGCTGGCTCATGTCCTCGATCGTCCGGCGCTGGGCGTCCGTGATCCGCTGCTGGTTCCGGTTGATTTCCAGCTGTGCTTCGATGAATTCGAGCACGCTCTTGCGAAAGCTCACGAGATCTCCTTGTCCTTGAACGGATTGGTCAGCTCGGTCACCCAGCCGCCGGACACCAGCGCGCGGATGATGTCGCCAAAAACGAACCCCACCGGGTGCTCGACTCCCTCGCACGGAATCGCGGGCGTCGTCGGGTCGCCGTAGAGCAACTGGAGCGCATCCCATGCGCCCACCCAGCAATCCCAGCCGTACGGGTCGGCCACGCCGATGCGCTTGCACACCAGCAAGCCGAGGTCTCCCGGGCGCTTCTGTCGGTCCAGTTTGGACAGCAGTTCGGCGACCTGGTTGCGGGAGTAGCCCTTCGCCCAGTTCTTCACCTCGATGGTGACGGGCGCGACGGTCAGGCGGAGATCACCTTCGTCGTGAGTGAACTGGTCGCCGGTCCGGATGTGGCGCCGGCTGGGCAGCCCGGACCGGGTGAGCGCCAGCGCCACCGCCCGCTCGGCCGTCTTGCCCTTGGCCTGCGAGTTGACCATCAGTACCCGGCCTGCACGGTCAGGATGATCGAGACCAGCGAGCAGCCGATCGCAACCACCCCCAGCACAGCGGCGATGACGATGCCCACGAGGGCCCAATCGATCTTCATATTTGCTCCCTGGTGGACGGGGTGGTGTACGCCAGTGTACAGTACTGCACGTACCCCCGTCACCACCAGAGAGGCCGACGATGGAAGCCACGATCACCGTCCGGGAGGGATGCCCCGACGACGTCGCCAAGACGATCGCCGCGAGCACCCCGGTCCTGGACCCGCACCACTGGCTCACCCGCAGGGAGGCCGCGGACAAGCTGCGCGTCAACCCGCGCACGATCGACCGCTACATCCGGCGCCGGGTGCTCTCGGCTTACTCCGGCCCGGTGTCCGACCGCTCCGGCAGCCAGCCCGGCCACGGCGTGCGGGTGTGGCGCGACGACGTGATCTTCTTCCACAGCGGCGTCTCGGTGAAGGTGGTTCGATGACGAAGTACACCGTGATGCTCACGAAAATGATGAGCCAGGTGATCGAGGTCGAGACGGACGACGGAATCAAGACCGCCGTTGCCGAAGCGCTTGACCGGGAAACAATCTCGCCCGGCGCAGGAGACGGCTACGAGGCTGCGGGTGAAACTGAGGTGCAGTGTGTGGACGTCGACGGCGTCACGGTGTGGGAAGCCGAGACGTGCGATGATCGTCTGCTGTTCGAGCAATGATCACCTTCACCATCCGGGCGCCGCACGAGGTGGTGTGCTACTTCCCGCAGGACTCCGGCGACTGGCTGGCGTTCGCGCGGTGGATGCACCAGAACACCGGTGAGGTGCTGGGCTTGGACAGCGAGACGAACACGGTCGACCCGTGGGCACCGGGGTACGCGTGTCGGTTGATCCAGATCAGCGACGGCGAAGTGGCGTGGCTGCTCGATCCGCAGCGCACCGAAGCCCAGAACCTCATCCGGACCATCATGCGAGAGCACCCGCGCTTCGTCGGCCACTTCACCGGGCTGGCTGAGATCCCATTCATCGAGCGGTACCTGCCGGGCACCATCCGGCTCGGTGAGCTGGATCCGCACGTCATCGATTACCAGGTGGCGCAGGCGATCCTGGACCCACGCACGCTGCTGCCCCGCAAGGACGGCATCGATCCCCGGCTCGTGCATCCGAAGGGGCTCAAGGACACCTACCGCCGCGAGGTCTCGCCGTGCCTGGCCGAGGCCGAGCAGCGCTTGCACGCGTGGTTCAAGGAACACGCACCGGTCGGCCAGCGCACCCCGAAGGCAGCAGTCAAGTGGGGGTTCGCCAACGTTCCATTGTGGACGATCGAGTACCTGGAGTACTCGGCGATGGACGCCGTCGCGGTCAAGGTGCTCTACGACCAGGCCGTCAAGCGGTTGCACGATCTCGGCGAGTGGGATCACGTACAGATCGAGTTCGCCTTGCAGTGGGACGACGACTGCATGGTGTTCCGCGGCCTGCCGCTGGACCCGCCCTACGTCCGGTGGATCGCCGGCGAGCTGGACAAGGTGGCGGCCGACGAGGCAGCGTGGCTGGCACCGCACGGCATCCCGCCGTCGGCGATGGGGCAGTCGATCGGCAAAGCGTTCGAGGCGCTGGGCCAGACCTCACCGCGCACCAGCGAGAAAACCGGCAAGCCGAGCTGGGACAAGTGGGCACTCGCGGAGATCAAGGACGCTGGCACCAACCCGGCGGCTGTCGAGCTGGCTCACCACATCACCGCGTGCCGGGGCGCGACGAAGTACCGCGAGACCTACGTGCAGCCGATGCTCGATGCCCTGGAGCGGGACGGCCGGCTGCATCCGCAGTTCCGGTCCATCGGCACGGTGACCCACCGGAACTCCGCCAGCAACCCGCCGGTGCAGCAGCTGCCCAAGGACGACAAGCGCATCCGCGCGGCGCTCGGCGGCGTGCCGGGGTGGTTGTTCGTCTCGTGCGACCTGGAGCAGGGCGAGCCGCGCACGATGGCCGGACTGTCCGGGGACCCGCGCTACGTGGCCGCCATCCACTCCGGCGACGTGAACAACGCAGTGGCCACCGACACCTTCGGCGCGGAGTTCGTTACAGCGGAGGGAAAGAAGGCCGGGACGAGGTCTTACCGGCTGCGGCAAATGGCCAAGATCGGCTTCCTGTCGGTGTGCTACGGCGTCGGGGTGCGCAAGCTGGCCGCCTCGTTCAAGATCTCGATGGACGCGGCGGCCAAGTTCCGGTCCGACCAGCACCAGAACTACCCGGGCATGTTCGGCCGGGCCGCGAAGATGAACCAGCAGGAAGCCGTCACCCTGCCGTCCGGCCGCAAGATCATCCTGTGGGACCGGAAGATCGTGCTCGACGACGGCCGGGTCATCACGAGCGCCAAGCCGTCACGCAAGGCGCTGAACTACGAAACCCAAGGGGCGCAGGCAGACTGGCTCAAGGCGGCATGGTATCTGTACCTGCGCGAGAAGTGGGGCTGGGCGCTGGCGCTGCTCATGCACGACGAGATCGTGCTGTGGGTGCCGGAGGCGATGGCCGCCGAAGCGTGCCGGGACCTGGAAATCGCAATGTCCGGGCCAATCGGGCACGGGGTCGAGATGCTGGCCACCGCCGAGATCAACGGCATCACCTGGGCCGAGCAACCGAGGGAATTTGATCGGTCTACTTTGGACGATATCGACGACGATGATGAGGTGCTGACATGACTGGTGAATGGATTCCGTACGGTGACGGCACAGATCCACGCATCCCTGCTCACCTGCGTAGCAACGCGCCGCGGCAGCAGTGCGGCCGTTGTCACAGATGGACCGTCGCGACGTCAGAGTTCGACCAGATCGACATGATGACGCAACCCGACGGCGGCCCCTGCGGCGGACGATTTAGTGACGGCAAGGTGCGATGATCGAGCTCCGGCCGTACCAGGAAGACGCACTTGCCGCGCTGGAGCACGACTGGGAATCCGGGCTCCGCCGGTGCGGGGTGAGCGCGGCGACCGGCACTGGCAAGACCGTGATCATGAGCCACCTCGCTCACCGTCATGTCCGGCGCGGCGCCCGCGTGCTCATCCTCGTGCACCGCGATGAGCTGGTCCGGCAGACCGTGGACAAGCTGGTGCGCATCGACAACTCGGTGAGCATCGGGATCGTCAAGGCGAGCGAGAACAGCGCCGGCGCGCGCATCGTGGTGGCCAGCGTGCAAACTGCGTGCCGGCCCCGGCGGCTGGCGCAGCTCGGCCGCTTCGGGCTGATCATCTGCGATGAGGCGCACCGGTCGGTCAGCGACCAGTGGTTGACTGTCCTCAATGGACTGGGGGCGATGAACGAGGGGACCGAGGTCCGGTGCGCGGGGTTCTCCGCCACCTGGGTACGCGCGGACAGCCGCGGCCTGGACACCGTGTGGCAGAAGATCAGCTTTCAGCTCTCGATCGAGTGGGCCATCGAGCAGGGGTTCCTCGTCCGGCCCGTCGGCAAGTACATCCGCACCGATATCCAGCTCGACGGCGTGCGCAAGACGGCGGGCGACTACAATGCGGCTGACCTGGGGGAGAAGCTATCCCGGGAGTCGGTGCGGGATGCCATCGTGGCCGGCTACCTGGAGTACGCCCGCGATCGGTCCGGTGTGTGCTTCGCGCCGACGGTCGACACGGGCCAGTACTTCCGCGAGGGGTTCGAGGCCGCGGGCATCACGACCGGCGGCCTGTACGGCGTGACTTCACGCGAGGACTCGAAGCTGCTGCACAAGCAGCACCGCCGCGGCGACGTCCAGCTGCTGGTGTCGTGCACCCGGCTGTCGGAAGGCTGGGATGCGCCGTGGTGCTCAGCTGGGGTGATCGCCCGGCCCACCGTGCACGAGGGGCTGTTCATTCAGATGGTCGGCCGGCTGCTGCGCCCCGACCCCGGCAAGACGGACGCAATCATCCTGGATCCCACCGGCGTGCTGTTCCGGCACTCGCTGAATGGCACCATCGACATGACCTCAAGCGAGCGGCCCGAGCGCGACGAAGACGACGATCGGGAAGACGACGAAGACGACGATCGGGAAGACGACGAACTCGATGAGCCGGCGGAGGTCGACCCGGACGCCGGCCTGCGCGCGCGGGTGGCCGGGTTCGAAGACGTCGAGCTGATTAAGTCGGACCGGCCGTACCTGCTCACCGACGGCGGCATCCCGTTCAGCTCGCTGACCGAGCAGGAGATCTGGTTCGTCATCGGCCCGGACCGCCACCCGCATCCGTGGTGGTCGGTCGGCAGCTGGCCACTGGACGGCCGGCCGCCGCGGTGGGTGAGCGTCGGGCTGACGCACGAGGCTGCGTTCGCCATGCTGCCGAACCGCCAGGAGATCCCGGCGCCGGTCATCCGCCGCCGCACCCCGACCGTGCTGCAACGGAAACGCGCGTCCATCGCCGGGGCACACCACGTCCGCGGGATGACGGCGGGCCAGCTGTTCGACGCGGTGCAGATCCGGCTGGCGTCCCGGGTGCTCGATGCTGTACAGTCGTGGACATAAGAGCACACCGGTATACATGAGAGGCACCATGGACAGCAGCGAGTTCTTCGGCACCGAGGCGCCGCCTCCCGATCCGCAGGGCTACGACCGCCACGGGCGCTACCTGCTCGACGCCGACGGCACCGGACAGCAGGCGTACACCCGGGCGACCACCCTGGCCAAGACGCTCGACGACGGCCGGGGCCTCGCGATCTGGGGTCAGCGCAAGGCAGCGAAGGGTGTGGCCATGAGCCCCGCGCTGACCGCCCGCGCCGCCGTTACGCCGCTCGACGAGAAGCGGGTGTGGCGCGAGATCATCGAGCAGGCCGAGGTCAAGTCCGGCGGCGACGAGAAGCGCGATTGGGGCTCGGCCTTCCACGAGTTCCACGAGCGCGTGCCGGACATGACCGACGACGAGTACGCCGCCCAGGCCGTTGAGCTGCGGGTGACGTATGAGCGCTACCGCGCGGAGCTCGACCGGCTCGGTATCACCGAGGTCCTGACCGAAGGCACCTGCGTCAACCAGCAGATCGGCACCGCCGGCAAGTTCGACGCGGTGTTCCGGCTGGCGGACGGGCGCCTGGTGATCGGCGACCGCAAGACGGGCCGCGTCGTCGAGTACCCGCACGCCCCCGCCGTGCAGCTGGCCGTCTACGCCAACGCCGACACGATGATCGAGTTCGACAAGTCCGGCGCGCAGCACCGCGTGCCCATGCCTGACGTCGACAAGACCATCGCGATCGTCGTGGACATCACGGTCGGCGACGAGCAGACCGCGGCCGCGCACGTCTACGAGGTCGACATCCACGCCGGCTGGTACGGCGCGCTGCTGGCCGCGAAGGTCCGGCGGTGGCGCAACCGCAAGGACCTCATCGCGCCCTACCACCCCGAGTTTCCGCCGTCGGACAAGGCACTCGCCGCGGCCGCCGTCGAGCCCATCAGGATTGTGTCCATGTCCGTCGCCCGTGCCGAGCAGATCTTGCCGGTGAGCCCGGAGATGACAGCCGAGCTGGTGACTGGCCGCACCGCACCCGCAGAACCAGGCGCCGGAATCAGCACGGCGACGAACAGCGTGCGGCCAGTCTCATCGCTGCCGGAGAACCAGGCGTGGTTCGAGCAGCAGGCGCCCGGCCAGCAGCAGCCCGTCGAGCCGGCCGACCGCCCGGACGCGAACACCTCGGCGGGTATGAGCGCCACCGCGAAGGCCGTGCTGGGCACGGGCCCGGCGATCGGCACCGGCAACGCCGTCCAGCCGCCGCACGCGGGCACCCACCCGGCCTGGTCGTCCAAGGACCAGAAGGTCATCGCGCTGGACAGCAAGGGCGAGCGCGTCGAGCCCACCACCCCACAGGAAGCACGGGCCACGGGCGGCCGAACAGCTGCCGAGCTCGATGCGGATGCGCTGCTGGAAGCGTTCAAGACGAAGGCGGCGATACAGGATGTCGGGCGTCGGGTCGGCCTGACCAATCTCAGCCGCACCCGGGCAAACCTCGCCAAGGACATCGTCGCGCACCCCGCGTGGCCTTCGCTGCGTGCGACGCTGCTGCCGAACCAGCCGGGGGTGATGAGCGAAACACAGCTGGCGGGCGCGGTGGCACGGGAGTACGGCGACGAACCCGAGTCGTTCAGCCCGGTCGTCACCAACGCGCCCGGCCCGGTACCGCCGGATCCCGAGCCCGCCATGGGTGGGGAGCGAGGCAATGCTCTGGAGCACCTCGAACAGGCGTCTGCGCAGCAGTTCGAGGCCAACCCGTTCCGGCCCTCAGCTGCCCCCGTGGCCGCACCGGTGAAGACGCCGGAGGACACCTTCGTCGAGCGCATCGTGGCGGCCACGTCGTTCGACGACCTCGCGGCGATCTGGGATGACGCCGTCAACAAGGCCGGCATCGGCTGGCCGCCACGGCTGGAGCAGGCCGCGAGCATCCGCACCAGGCAGATCGAACAGGAAGGCAAGTAGATCATGGGCAGTTTCTTCGAGGGCGGCTCCAAGTCGCTCAGCTTCGGCGAGCGGGGTTCCGAGGACGCCAAGCGCGTGTTCGGCCAGTGGCGCGGTGGCGCGATCGTCAACATCGGCGAGGCCCGGCAGCAGACCGACTTCACCACCCGCGAGCCGAAGTTCTGGCCGAAGTCCAACGACCCGGTCATGCAGCTGCCGATCACGCTGGACACGTGGGAGGGCGGCGCGGGCAAGTGCCCGGAGCCGGCCATCGACGACGAAGACGACGGCGTCCGCGACTACTACATCACCAAGGGCAAGCAGGACTTCCAGGCCGCGCGCAACGCGCTCAAGAAGGCCGGGGCCAAGGACTTCGCCGTGGGCGGGCACCTGTACGTCCGGTGGTTCAAGGGCGAGGGCAAGGTGGGTGACCCGCGGCAGTTCGAGATGATGTACGAGCCGCCCGCCCAGACTTCCGCCGGCTTCCTCGACGACGGGCCGGGCGCCGCGCCCGCGCAGCAGCCGTCCATGCCGCCGCAGGTGCCCAGCCGTGATACCCCGGCCGACCCGTGGGGGCAGCCGCCCACCACCCCGCCCACAGGTGGCGGTCAGCACCCGGCACCCGGTCCGAGGTTCGACCCGCTCACCGGCCAGCCGCTCGCCTCGGCACCCGCGGCCGCGCACCCGGAGCCCCCGCAGTTCGACCCGCAGACCGGCGAGCCGATGAACCAGGCGGCCGCGGACATCCTGGCGCGCAGCCAGCCCGCCCCCGCCGGCCCGCCCGCGGGCGGCGTGACGAACCCGTACGCCCGGCGGTAGACAGCTGCTGCACACTGGTGTACAGTAGTGAACACAGCGGCCGGGGAGTCGAAAGACAAGGGCCACCGGCTGAGAGTCCCCTCTCCCCGGCCGCTGTGTTCACCGAGATGAGGTAGACGATGACCATCCGCCGCCGTACCGCCGCCGTGCTCCTGCTCGCCCTGCTGGGCGTGACCGGCCTGCACGTCTGCGTCGGTATGGCGTCGGCCGCGGCCATCGTCTACCTCATCCGCCAGTACCCGCGAAAGGCCCGCTGATGACCCGCCGATCCAACGCCCCCGACAGCATCCTTACCCTGCGCGTGGTGGCCGGGATGACCATCCTCGCCGGCTACGTCGTGCTCCGGCTGCCCGACCTCACCTCGCCCTGGGAGGCCGCGGCCACCTGGATCGGCGCGGTCGTCTGCGGCAGCCTGGTCTTCACCTCGCTGGAAGAGATCGGCCTGCGGCGTTACTTCCGCGCCCGGCGCGTCGAGTCGATCCGCGAAGCCGTCACCGAGACGTTCGCCACGCCGATGCGCTGGCCGGACGAGGTCGAGACGGCGATCGCCACCGCCCGGCACGAGGCCATGCAACCCCTTGTGGACCGTGGCGAGGTCGGCGAGCCGACGCTGTTCACCCACGAGTACAACCCGCTCACCCCGCCGCACGGCACCGCGATGCCGATGACTCCCGCGCCGACCCGCGGCCGCCACCGCCGGACCGACCCGTCGCCGTTCGTCGGCCGGGAACGGATTTACCAGCTGTTCGGTGAGCTCTGATGCGGCGCCGGACCTACCCGCGCTACGGCGTCCGCCGCGCGGTTGTGCTGCTCCTGCTCGGCCTGGCCGCCGTGGTCGGCATGATGCGCGGCTGCGACTACCTCTTCCCCGGTCCCGGGGCTGCCCACCCTCACAGTCAGGTTCGATGATGCTGCACATCACCCAGGAACGCCTCAACGCCACCGATCTCGTCGTGCTGGTGGATCGCGAAGGACGCGCGCAGTGGTCCAGCCACCGCAGCGACACGGAGATCATCAACATGCTGCGCGGTATCGCCGACCTCATCGAGGCGCGACAGCTCACGAAGGAAGTCCAGTCATGAAACGCTTTCTCACCCTCACGCTTGCGGTGCTGGCCGGGCTGTCGCTCGCCATGACCCCGGCCAGCACCGCGGCCACCGTACCCACCTACGCCGACTACGCGATGTCCGGTATCCGCTCGGCCGGGCAGTACTGGTCCGGCACGCAGGTCGCCGGCCAGTGGAGCTGGAGCCCGCAGAACACCACCGAATCTCGCATCTCATGGGGCGACCCGGCGAAGTGGCCGCCCACCTACAACGAGCAGTTCGTCACCGTCGGCGAATGGGTGACCTTGCCGGGGTGGTTCGACAACGGCACGTTCTACAAGGTCCAGACCACCACCGAGTGGCAGGCTGCCGCCGACTGCCGGACCGGCCGGGTGTCGCTGCCCACCGGCGGCCCGCAGCACTACGTCCGCAGCACCATCCCCGTTGCGGCGTACTGCCTCTACGCCGAGGGCACGATCACCGAGCAGAGCTCCGGCAAGGTGATGCACTTCCAGCACCAGCAGGTCTGGTCTCCCGCGAAAGCCTGCGGTACCAACGCCTACGGGCTGACCGGGCCCGGGTGCGTCGACCAATGGGAGAGCTGGTCCGACGACATCGGCACGCCGTTCGCGCTCAAGCTGGAGCGCACCGCCACCCTGGCGCGCGGGCTCGGCATGGCGTTCCGCATCCGGCAAACTTATCCGTCCGTGTGGGCGGCCGACCTGCGCTACGCCTGGCGGTGGTGATGAAGGTCTGGCACCCCTTAGTGGGCACACCCGCATACCTCCGGCGGCCGGTGGCGATCGACGCGTTCTGCTGCCAAGGCGGAGCATCCGCGGGCTTAGTCCGCGCTGGCTTCCGAGTGATCGGGATCGAGCAGGATCCACGACACCGGGCCCGATACCCTTTCGAGTCGATAGAGGGCGACGTGCTGGAGATGCTGCCTGGGCTCATCGCCCAGTACCGGCCCGCGCTCGCCGTCGGTTCACCACCGTGCCAGGCCGACAGTGATGCGCAGGTGATCCAGGGCAGGGATCACCCGCAGCTGATCGGCCCATTCCGCGAGCTTGTCGAGGCGAGCGGCTTGCCGTACTGGATTGAGAACGTGGGGGGCGCAGTGCGGAGGGGCAACCTCCGCCCGGACGTGCGGCTGTGCGGGCTGATGTTCGGCCTGAAGACGGACCGGCACCGCTACTTCGAAATGAACTTTCCCGTCGAACCCCCGCTGCACCCCGTGGGGCCGCTCGGCCGTGAAGACCACACCGACATGCCGAAGACGAAGATGGGCCGCCCGTTCCGGGACGGCGAGCTGCGGCAGTACATCGGCAACTTTCACGGTGTCGCGCTCGCCCGTGAAGATCTCGGCGTGGGATGGATGAACCGCGATGGGGTCCGCGAGTGCATCCCGCCCGCGTATGGCGAGTACCTCGGCCGTCAGGCCATGCTCTACTTAGGACTGGAGAGTGCCGCATGAAGATCAGTGTTCTGGTGCCGTTCGGCGCCGACGACAGCCCGGCCGGCAAACAACGGGCGAAGGTGTGGCGCTACAACGCCCGGCGCTGGGATCAGCTGCGCGTGACGGGCCTCGTTGACGAGGTGATCGTGGGCGTGGACCCGCTGTTCGTGCCGCACTGCGAGATGCGCGAGATTCACAACTGCGTCGAGCCGCGACCGTTCAGCGTGTCCCGTGCACTCAACGACGCGGCCCAGCACGCTCACGGCTACGTTTTCCTGATGTTCGGCGCCGACCACGTGCCGGACCCGGCCGTCGTGCGCTGGGCCACCGAGCAGATCAAGCGCCACCCGTGGGTGCGGCTGCACGACCACGTGCTCTACGCCAGCGAAGCGGCGACGCACCTGATCATCAATAATCCGTTTGTAGGTAACGGAGGCGGTAACCTGTTTGAAGACAGCGCGAACTGGCACCGACACTCCGCGCCATGCCCCGGCGTGCTCGCCATCACCCGCGCCGCATGGGTGGCCGCTGGCGGGATGGACGAACGCTTCGCCGGCTGGGGCTACGAGGACACCGAGTTCCTGTCCCGGCTGCACCACAGCGTGCCGGGCGGTTCGATGGGTCCGAGCGGGCTGCCGCTGCGCGAGCTGTTCGTTCCGTCCAATCGGGACCTGCGGGGTGCAAACCTCGAACTGTTCAGTAAGATCACAACCGAAAGGGGCTGGTAATGGCTGACGTCACGTGTCCGGTCTGCTGCGGAGCGGGCGGCTTCACCATCACATGCCGAACGTGCAACGGCAAGGGCTGCAAAGTGTGTCAGGGCGGCACGCAGTGGGAGACGTGCAACCGCTGCAACGGCTGGGGAACGGTGAAGAGCTGATGCTGCCCGGCATCACGGTCGTCATTCCGACCATCCCGCCTCGCGCCGCTATGCTGGAACGTGCACTGCATAGCGTTCGCGGTGCGGCATCGGCGATGGAAGTTCACTTCGGCGATAAGGTGCCGGTGAGCATCGTGACGGTCGTCGATCACGGCCACCAGGGCGCCGCACGCACCCGGCACCGTGGCCTGCTGGCCGTGGAGACCGAGTGGACGGCGTTCCTGGACGACGACGACGCGATGCACCTGGGCCACCTCGTCGAGCTCTACAGCGCGGCGGTCGAGCACCGGGCTGACTACGTGTGGTCGCGCTTCCAGATCAGGTTTCCTGATGGCCGGATCTTCCAGGGCCCGCAGTTCCTCGGCGAGAAGGCGTTCTCCCAGTGGAGCGATGAAGATCCGTGCCAGACCACCATCACCACGCTGGTGCGCACTGAACTGGCATGGGCGGCCGGAGGCTTCGAGCAGTTCAACGACACCGGCGAGCTCATCGACGGCCAGCGCCGCGGTGAGGACCACGAATTCACGCTACGGTGCCGGGCCGCCGGCGCGGTGATGCGGCACGTGGAGAAGGTGACGTGGGACTGGTGGCACCACGAGAGCAACACGAGCGGGATGCCGAGCCGGTGGTGAGGTTGCGTCCTACTGCACTCTAGTGTACAGTAGTAGACACCACCAAGAACCACGGAGGGACGATGGCATCCTGCAAGACGTGCAACGGTTCCGGCTCCTGCCGCACATGCGGCGGTTCGGGACAAACTGCGGTCACCCACTCCAGCGGGGACCCGAACAAGACAAAATGGATCAACTGCCCGTGGTGTTCGGGCTCCGGCAGCTGCCCCACGTGCAGCGGTTCCGGCCAGCGGTAAACTCCCGGCAAACCATCGAGAAAGGACTGATTCGGTTGAGCAAAAAGCCGATCGGCGAGCAGTGCCCCAACGGCCACGCGGCCAACTCGGAAGGCAACTGCTTCGAGCCCTCGTGCCCGTACCACGTGAGCAAGCGCCACGACGGCCACGGACACTGAACAGCATGACGAAGGGCCCCTCCCAGTTGGTAGCCGGGAGGGGCCCTTCGCAGTACCGCGGGGATCAGACGGTGGTACCGCCGTCGGCCGGGGGCACCGGGTTCTGCGGGTCCGCGCCCAGCGCGCGCAGCCGCTCGACGAGAGGCGTGAACTTCTCGGCGGTCGTCGCGTCCAGGCCGGAGACCTGCTCGCGCAGAGATTCGAGGTCGTTGGCGATCTCGTCGGTGGCGTCGTTCAGGTCGGAAATGACGTCGTCGACACGGGTCATCTGCTGCTCCAATCGATCGATCCGCGCCGGCGCCTGAGCCAGCTGGCGGAGTAGGCGAAGAATTCGCACGCGGTCACCTTACCCGGTCAGAGCTTGTTGCGGGGGCTGAACAGCACGGTGAGCAGTCCGACGACCGCGGTGATACCGGCAACCGCCCACGCGGGCAGCGACGTCACACCGGCCGACTGGAGCCACTGCAGCACACCCGTGGTGCCCAGCGTCGTAATGGCGGTGGCGATCAGCTTGGCGTAGCCCGCGAGCCGGGTTGGCCAGCCGGACGCGGGGACGGGCGGCTGAGCGGGCGGGTTGCCCAGTGTGTCGAAGTCGTCGGGCCGATCGCCGCCCCACTCGACGGGGCTCACGACTTCGCCTCCAACGCCTTCGTCAGCGCGGCCACCTGGGCGGTGAGCGCGTCGAGCTTGGACTGCATCATGGCCAGCGCGGGCAGCGCGACCGGCGGCTGCTTGTCGAACGCCGGCGCCCCCCGCAGCCCCTTCGAGGCGAGGTACACCTCCGCGAGGATGTCCTTCACCGGTGCGGATTTGCCGTCCCACCAGGTGACCCGGGTGTCGAGAAATTCCTGAGGGGTCATGTCGTTGTCGGCCTTTCCTGCTGTGCCCAAGCTCCACGGGCGGGTGTCGTCGCCCAGCGCGCCGGCGAACACCGACACGTGGACGTGGTGTTCATGCGCGTTCTCACCGGAGTACGGCACCCATTGCCACGGTCGGCTGCCCGCGCGGGAGTCGATGATCCGATGGTTCCAGATGATGTACTTGATCCGCGGGTCCCGGGACCGCACGAGCGCGTCAGCCAGCCATTGCCCGCCGCACCCGCCAGCCGGGTCGTTGGTGAAGTCGCGGGCGCACACCTGCCCGGATGAGGTGGGGTTGTGGTCGCTCAGCCGGGCCGAGTGTGCGGCGTCACCGATCCCGCCGTCGGACTTCGTCGAGCGATTCGGAGCGATCGTGTTCAGCTGGTGACGTAGCGTCTCCAGGCTCTTCGCGATGTACCAGGCCATGCGACCTCCGGGTGATCAGCTATGTACGCGGGTGCACCTCAGTGTACGTCACCCATCCGATTCCGGAAGGGCGAGCGGCGGGGGGTCTTCGATGGTTCCGCCCAGGTCGCGCACGGTGTTGGCCACCCGACGATCCCAGGAGATGTGTCGGTCGATCAACTGCTCGGTCCGGCGCTGCCGGTTCCACAGCTTGCGCGTCTCGGCGAACAGCTCCTGGATCTGGTCGGCCTGCTCGGCGGAGGTGGCCGTGGTGGCGTTCAGCAGCGCGACGGTGCCATCGGCCTTGATCTTTCTGGCTTCCGGCCGTGCCCGGATGAACAGCGTGAGTGCCGTTCCGAACGCGGTCAGCACAGCCGCGGCGCCGCCCAGCCATCCCCACTCCATCAGGCACCTGCCTCTCTGGCCGCTTTTCTGGCGGCCCCGACTCCGCGGGTGATCTGCCAGCTGCGCCACAGCGACGCTCCAGCGATGGCCAGCATCATCACGGCGAACCCCAGCGCGCGGATGCCGGTGTTGGTCCACGACCAGATCGCGTAGGCCGTGCACAGCCCGGACAGCATGACCAGTCCCACGCGCTCGATGAGCACGCCCCATGCGGTGGTGGCACCGCTGATGCCGGCCAGCACGACGACGCATGACAAGGTGGCGAGCGCGAGAAAGAGGTGAGCCGACGGGAACGGCAGCTCCCGCAGCGTGTTGGTGGCCACCTTGTCGAAGGCGAGCAGCGCGATGAGGGCGTACAGGCCGAAGGCTCCGACCATCATCACCTCGAACGGGGACCGGTAGGGGGTGGTCATGGCGTACCTTTCATGATTGGTAGTGTAGATCACACGGCCCAGTTTGGTGAGAACTGCTGGTAATATCCCTGGCTCACGCCGAACCCCTGACCATAGGTCATCTGGATATTCACGTTTCCTGGCGTTCCGCCAACGACGTACGCCTTGACGAACACCGCGCAATTCGCGTTCATATCATCCGCTTGCCAGAGTTTGCCGAAATTACAGCTGTTCGCATCGACGTTGACACCACCGGCGGTGACGATCAACGTGGCATCGGCAGTATTGTTGATGTTTCCCTGCGCGTCCTTCCATTGAGCAAACACCTTAACGGTTTCCGCCGTAATTGAGGTAATGCGGACAATCGGGTTGATGAACGTTGCGGGGTTGTAGACGTAGTTGAGCCCGCGCCCGATCTCTACGGCGGTTGCTTGGCTCGTGGCACCCGCAAGTGTCTGGTTCCAGGTCCGTCCTTCGTAGACAAACGGGTAGGACGGAGTGCCCCACCCGAACCCGGCCGCCGCGTCGGTGCTCATCATGGTGTTGCCGGCCTGGTCCAGGAACCGGAGGATCTTCGTGCCGTATACGGCATCCGTGGTGATCTGCATCAGCTTGCCACCGGCACCATCCCCGATCAGGATGTCCGCCGAGCCGTCCCCGGATGTCGATGGGATGATCTGGAAATCGGACACTCCGCCACCGTGGCTGATGACAAAGGGAAAGCGCGAGGCCCGGCTGCTCTCGTCCAGGGCACGTTCCAGCGCGGCAATGCGCTGCACGAGCGCGTCGTAGCTGTCAGTGCGCTGAGGCTCGGCGTTGGCGACCATCGTCTCTCCTAAGTGGGCACCGACTCGATCTGGTGCTCGATCATGGCCGGTTGGTCGTCCTGCGAACCTGCCGACGAGTACCCCAGGATACGCGCGGTGAAGCTGCCGTCCGGCACCCATGGGTGGTCATTGATCACGTAAGTGCCGAAGTGACCGGGGATGTAGGTGCCGATCTTCGGCTCCGAACTCAGCATGATGCGGGGCTTCCACTGCTCCAGCTTCCGGCCGAACTGGGCCACATCCGCCAGTGCCCAGCTGTCCAGTGTGGACTGAACCTGCGCGGACCCGTGGCTGGAATCCACGTAGTCGAGCATCGGCCAGCCGTTACCGATGAGCCCGGCTGAGGTGGCGTAGCCGTAGAGCTGGCCCGCCTCGTTGCCGGTGCCCTTGACGAACGCCGACGTAATGAGTGGCGAGTTGTCGCCCTGCACCTCAAGACCGGCCATCGAGCTGCCGAGGTCGAACAGCAGCGGGTTGCCGCCCTGGGCGAGGTACGGCGCTCCGATGAGCGCGCGATGCCGGACGTAGCGCACGCCGGAGACCATCGTCAGGTAGCCCTGGAAGTAGATATCCGGGCCGCCGTCGACCTGTGTCAGCTCCTGCAGCCGCTGGCCGAACGTCGCCATCTCGTAGCCTCGGTACGTGCGGGTGTTCGCATCCGACGCCACGGCGGTCGGCAGGTCGAGCGGCAACGCCGACCCTTGCCGGACGGTCATGTTGGTGGCTTGGAACATCAGCTCCCGGGCGATGTTCGGCAAGCTGTCGTTGATCGTGAGGTCTGCCGCGCTGCTGGTTATCCGGGCGCTACCCGGGTTCCAGGTTCGGCTGTGGCAAAGCCGCTGGTTCAGGTTCTCCCAGAAACCTTTGCCCGTCACCACCAGCGTAGGCAGCCCGTCCGATGTGGACACGTCGGGGTTCTCGGTGATCGGCCCGGCCTGGCACACCTGGCCATCCCAGAGCACCGCCACCGAGCAGAACCACCGCTCGGCCCACTCCCGGCAGCGCGCTCGGTCGGCCGCGTCTTCGAGCGGCGTGGTGACCTGCCAGGTGCCGACGCCGTTGAGCACCGCCGACCACGTGGGGTCCTCGGTGAGGTCGATGTCGTAGAGCACACGGCCGGTGGTGGTCTGGTAGACGACCGCGGTGTATTCGGGCATGGCCCTACCCCACACGCTTCACGGTGATACGGTTGGCCGCCCAGCCGGACGCGTTGGCCCGAATCTGCGAGGACCCGGTGTTGCCAGTGGGCTTCCAGCCGATCACGCCGACGTTGTGGGTGCCGGTACTCACTGCGGTGAACGTGCCGTACAGGGTGATGGTGTTGT